TTTGGCCGCAATAATCCTTTTACTCTCTTGCTGAAACAGCTTAATGTGCGCAACAATAAGCACATCCCCGATCTTTACCTTACCGCCTCTGTTGATCAACGCCTGGCGCTGTTACAGGGCTTGATGGATACAGATGGATACGCCAAAGAAACCGGACGCGCTGAGTTCATGACTATATTGCCGCGGTTGGCGGCCGGCATGATGCAGTTGCTTCGCTCACTCGGTATCAAGGCACGTATGACCGAAGGACGTGCCTCTATTAAGGGTGTTGATTATGGGGCCAAGTATCGGATCGTGTTTAGTACCAAGTTGCCGGCATTCCGCCTTCGGCGCAAGCTGGAGCGACAGCAGAATGTCATGGGCCGTGAAGACATTACGCGCCGGTTCGTGTATGATGTGCGGCCCGTGCCCTCTGTTCCGGTGCGCTGCATCCAGGTCGACAGCCCGTCTCATTTGTACCTGACCGGCCATGATTACATCGTCACGCATAACACCAGCTTCGGCCCGTGGTGGTTGTGGCGCGAGATTGAGAGCCGCGGCCCTGGCGACTACATTGCGGCCACGAGCACGTTTGACCTGTTCAAACTGAAACTGCTGCCTGAACTGCGCAAGGTCTTTGAGGATCAGTTGGGGATCGGTCGCTATTGGGCCGGCGATAAAGTCATTGAAATTTGCGACCCGGAGACGGGCGAGTATCGTGCGAAGGTATCGAGCGATCCGATGTATGCGCGCATTATCCTGCGGTCGGCGGCCTCGCCTGGCTCTCTGGAATCGGCCACGGCCAAGGCCGCTTGGCTGGATGAAGTGGGTCAGGAAGGTTTTTCGGTCGATGCCTGGGAAGCGATTCTGCGCCGCTTGTCGCTGAACGAAGGTCGGGTTTTGGGCACAACCACGCTCTATACCATTGGCTGGCTGAAGCAGCAGGTTTACGATCCCTGGAAAAAGGGCGACCGTGATTACGATGTGATCCAGTTTGCGAGTACACTCAACCCGCTTTTCTCGCATAACGAGTTTGAACGTGCCCGGCGCACGCTGCCTGAGTGGAAGTTTAACATGTTCTACTTGGGGCAGTTTACGCGCCCCCCCGGCCTCATTTACGGCGACTACAAGGACTATGAGAACGGCGGCCACCTGCGCAAGCGCTTTGACATCCCTGGCCACTGGCCCCGCTATGTCGGCATGGATCCGGGCGGTGTTCATCTGTCAACGATTTGGCTAGCGCAAGATCCGACCACGCACGTCTTCTATGCCTATCGGGAGAGCCTGGAAGGCGACATGACGACCCGCGAGCATGTGCAGAAAGCCAAAGAGCGCAGCGCCGGCGAGAATGTGGTTTTGTGGGCCGGTGGCGCGCCGAGCGAAGAACAGATCCGCAAGGACTGGACCGACGCCGGCCAACACGTGATGAAGCCGCCCGTCTCCGATGTGAAGTCGGGGATTGACCGGGTTGTAGAGCTTTTTAAGACTTTCCGGCTGTATGTGTTTGAAGACCTGGCCGGCCTGCGTGACGAGCTCATGACCTACAGCCGGGTGCTAGACCGGATCACGCTGGAACCCACCGAGGAGATCAAGGATAAGAACAAGTACCACAGGCTCGACAGCCTAAGGTATGTCTCGCTTGTCCTGCCGGCGCCTGGTGACGTTGCGATTGACCCGCAAGCCGGCTACGGCGCCAACCCGTGGTCTTTCATCAGCCCGCCCTCCGTCTCGACCCCGCTGGCCCCCGCCGCCCCTTCGGTGTTGTCGCAGACGGAGACCGGCGCCGTGCGCTGGTAATCTGCAACTCTCTTGGCCCCCGTAAACGGCCTGTACGCTTTGTGCCATCCTACCCTACAGTTTGCGCGGCTTCGTGGCGCTGCGCCTTTCTGGTGCAGCCTACGACTCCGAAAATGTCCACGGTAACCCTACCCAGGAACCCCCAACGCTGCGAGCCCTTTACCTTTTTACCTGTATTTCTATCATGCCCCCAAACGGGCGTATTGGGGCGTAGTGCATTTCACCCCCCGCCAAAAGGGCGTATCGCGGGCTTTGTGACCCCGCGCACCCCGCAAAATGGCAATTTCTGTGGCATCCCTTTTGGCCAGTGCGGCCCTCGCTTTTTCTGCAACCCGGTTGGCGTTCCCCGGTGTAAACCAAATTAGTTTGGTAATGGCGCTTACATAACTCAGTGGGTAAAACTGGTACAATATAAGAAGGAAACAAAAAAGTGAGTGAGCGGAGGGAGCGAGCAGACTCCCCCGAACATTGTAATTTTTATCACCTTTCTGGGCGTGTAAAAGTGGTATAATTTAGACAGGAGACTTTGTATGATCACCTTTGTGGAGAAAGTGGCTTTAGTGGATCTTCCCGAAATCGTGGACAACTACAGGCGGTGGTATCCGGCCCCGGATATGACGTACACCGTATCGGAAGGGCGCTACATGCACGGGCACGATTGCCCCCACAAGCACGCCGAGTATACCAACTGCGTGCAGCACGAGGATTGTACGCAATACTGTGGGATGCGGGTCGAGGTGGTCTTTCGCCTGTTCGTTGGGCTAACCCTGGATGACCGGGAGCAGAACGGATCTTCTGATTCTGACTTCTACGCCATCGTGTGGGATCCCTCGCTGAAGCGGATCCGCCGTATCGATTATGCCTCCACTCGGTTTGCGGGTGGTGGTGGGTGTGTGGTCGATGCCACCGAGGAAGCGAAAGCTGCCGCCGAGATCGCCTTTGAAGAACTGCTGCGGGCACGGATTCGGATCCAGATGGAGAACGAAGCCGCCAAGCCTGGAGCCGGCAAGCTGGTCGTCGTGACCAAGGGGCGCAAGCATAAAGGGTTGATTGGCGAGATTACTTGGCGCGGACCCAATGCGTTCCAGCACCGCGGCCCGGATCGCGTCCGCATTGAGACCAAGGACGGGGAAGTATTTTTTACCTCTGTTGATCAAGTCGAGGTAGCGACCCCGGAGCCGCCTAACGAGGACGAGATCAACCGGATCGCCAGAGAAGCCGCCAGCCGCCGTTGCTGGGCCGCCGTGACCAGTCACATGGCCGTGATTATGTGAAGCAAGCCCAGGCGCGTACCAAGGGGTAAGCGCCTGGTTTCAGGAGAGCCTTATGAACCACACCGAGCAATGTTCCAAAGCGTTAGAGGGCAGCACCGCCGCCCGTGAAGCCTATCGCCAGCAATGGCCCCGCCACTGTACCACCTGTGAAGGGTGGGGGATCTTGTCAGAGTCTTACGACCCTTCGCCGGCCGGCGTCTCCCTTGGCTCCGGCTTCATGCGCAGCGAGGAGCCTTGCGCCTGCTGCTACGAAAACGGTATCTGTCCTCGCTGTGGCGGCGAGTTCACGCAGGATCTGTTGGAAGCGGAGACGCCGTGCCCCCACTGCGGGTTCCACGAAGGGACGCCAGGGATGCCACCGCCGCACGAGTGCGACTGTTGGGAAGTGTTTAACCCCTTCCCTGTCCGTGACGAAATCGAGGCGCTGTACGGGTCTGTGTATCGTGAACTAGGCGTCTATTAGGCCACCGGGCAAGATCATCGGTGCGGTGATCTTGCACGGTGGGCGGCGACAGAAGGGGAGCCTGTCGCCGTCCTACTCCTTGACTGCGGGGCCGGGCTCTGTACCTCTTACATCCCGGCCCCCTATTCAGGGCTTAGTTTTCTCCCACAGTAGAGGAGTTTGTATGCGTAGTAAGTTAGACCCACGGGTGAAGACCTCCAGAGTGAGACATCCGTTTGCGGATGACCGTCACGGCAACGACTTCAACGCCGCCTATGTGCTGAGAGCGCCTACGGGCAACTTGCTCACGGTCTTAGTCTCTGATGGCGGCGGCTGGGATCACGTTTCTGTCAGCGTGAGCGATGCCGAAGTTGCCCCGACCTGGGAGGATATGTGTTTTGTCAAGAACACCTTTTTTGCGCCGGAGGAGTGCGTGGTGCAGTACCACCCCCCGGCGCGGCAATATGTCAACGTGCATGACTATTGTCTGCACTTGTGGCGGAAGCAAGGGGAAGCGTTTCCCGTGCCTCCGATGGTGATGGTGTAGAAAGGGAGTAAACCG